CCTCTATCTACCGTGTAGTAGAGAGGGGTTCTCTTAAACCGAAAGGACCGTAGATGCCTTACTATCAGGAATGGCGAGGCACGGACTCTCATGGAGTTCGTGTCTTCAAGGTTGGCTCCACTGGAGCCATAACCTCAACGTCTTATCCTGTAGTAAAGGAGTCGTCCAAGGCTTTGACCTACCGGTCAAATCCTTCAGCCCGGGAAATAATCTCAAATGAGATCCCGGACTTCCAGGCCGACCCCTATGCTTACTTTCTGCGTAACATAGCAGAAAGGGACTATGCCGCTCGCCTGAGCGAGCGTCATCTTCCGAGCAAAGGTTCCCCCGATAGGGGGCATGCCTTTGACTTAAGCAAGCATACTTATTATGGGCCGCTCGTGACTGCGTCGAATACCGATACGTACTACGGTAACGTGGAATCTCTGGTTAATGCCAGAGCTTACATGTCTCCCGTGGGAACTAATCGGCTCGATCACATTCACGATGGTACGCTCGTCACGCCTGCTACCTATAAAGGTAGCGGGCTTGACGTTTTTGCGCAACAGGCCTATGCTAAGGTGGCACCTACTTCTGTGCAGTTCGACGCAGCCGCCTTCCTTGGTGAGCTCCATGAGGGGCTCCCCAAGTTGAGCTTCGCCATGTTGAAAGACATGTCGAAGTTCTATAAGGGGCTGGGTTCGGACTATCTAAATGTCCAGTTTGGATGGAAACCATTCATTAAGGACCTTCAGAACGCTGCGAAGTCGCTTAATAGCGCTACGCAGATGCTTGCAAATAATGGCAAGCGTGTGCACAGAAAACTGGGTCTGCCTCCCGTCCTCAAGGGTGATGAATATACCGGAAACGGTACATATAACATCCACCTTGGTGAGGGAGGTTTTCTCAATGATAGGACCGTGCTGAATAAGCTCGGCTATCCAAACGGTGGTCCAGGGATTAGAGATCAGCAGGCTGGTGCCTGTCAACTCGATTACCTGAAATCATCGTCTGTGTATCGCTGGTTTGAAGGAGAGTTTTCACTCTTCTATCCTCTGGATTTTAATCCAGACGATTTCACCTCGAGACTTAATCAATTGATTAACCTCAAGATGACGCCCGCGGTACTTTGGGAATTGACCCCCTGGTCCTGGCTTGTCGATTGGTTCTTGAGAATTCAAGATACCATTGTCGCTAATCAAAAAGCGGCAAACGACTTGCTGGTTATGCACTATGGGTATGCAATGGAGACCACCAGTTATAAAACTGTTGCCTCCTATCGCGATGCCCAGTTAGGTGATTCTTTTACCAAATGGACTGGGCTGCCCCTTAAGGGTCAGCTTTCGTCCGAAACGGTTTATAAGAAACGCCTACGTGCAAATCCGTTCGGTTTTAAAGCAGGTGGTGAAGCGGCCCTCACTGAGGGACAACTTGCCATCTTAGGCGC